GTAAAAGTCTCCGTCATCAAAGTCATCAGTAGATGCTGTTGTAGAAAATTGAATAATATCTCCTACACTAAATTTGCTTCCATCATCAACTGCGATAGTAGTATTACCTACTGCGTTAGTTGTTGAAGTTGTAGCAACTAGTGCTGTTGATATTTCTTCAAAAGCTGTTGCACTTGGACAAATAGATACTTGTAAACTATTTCCGTGTGTTCCAGCTGTTCTAGCAGCGAATGTACCGACAATTCCTTGACCTGTAGAATAATTATTTAAATAGTCATCAGTATTTTTAATCAGCGTGCTTGATCCACTTGCTGACGCATTTGCTAATGACGTATTTTGGGCTCGTACAACTCTCAAAGCATTACTATATTGTAAGAAGTTAGCAGCCGTGAAAAAATGCTCAAAGTTACTTGAGTCAGGTTTTCCAAACGTATCTACTAATTCTTGTTCACTAGAGATTGAAACAATCTCATCAACAGGACCTTTACCAAATGAACCTGCAACTGCACCAATACTTGTTGATACTGCTGGGATTATATTAGTTAAGTCTCTTTCTTGTACGAGAACACCAGGTGATACTTGAAATGCCATAGGTTAATTCTCCTCTTTAATTAGCTAATTGTTTATATTTTTCAAAATTCGTAAGTTTTCTTACGCCCATATTCAAACTTTTTATCATTGTAGATATTTATAATAACCCAAAACTACAATTATTGACCCTTTCTCACAATCGGTATCCAACGATTACCATATTCATCAATTGTTTCTTCATTCTCAGGGTCGCTGTTTATACCATCATCTACAAATCCAAAAGGCGCCATATCTTGTTCTATTAGTTTTTCGTTTTCCATATACATTTGATTTCGTATATTTGAATCAGATAATTCTTTAAAATAGGGTTGATTTGATAACCACCCAAATATGACTAGACACATAACTAGGTCATCATTACAACCCTCTTCTGCCTGCCAACTATTACCTCTACGAGAAAAAGTGGACATTTCTTCAATGATACTAAAGTCATTGATTAATAGTTTGTCACCCTCCATAAGCGTCTTAAAATTCGCACAACCAACCTTTTTTATCTGTTTTGTCATACGAACCCCTAATGAGGTTCCTCTACCTGAGAACATCGCACCTAGTATTTGACCCGCCCTACCCCTTTGTGTAGTCATCAAAATGTTAGGGTATTCTAACTCATAATGCATCGCCTCTGATATAGATTGACCTAAGTCATTGACTTCAACTAATATATGTGCCTCATTGTAAGCCTTACAAGTTTGCGCCACAATATTTGGAAAGACAAATGGTTTAACTTCATTGTTCTTATAAGTTGCCACAATCTCATATATTATCTTATCGCCAGATTTAGTAACATCAAATATTATAAATGCAGAATAATCTTTATTTGTTCCTCTGGCTACATCAACAGTACAAACATAAAGTCTATCTTTATCTGGTCTCTTAAACATACGCAGTCCACCTTTAGATTGTATTGGGTCTATGTAAACTGTGTTCTTAATTTTTGCTGGTGAGATTAAAGTATCTACTGAACCTAAAAACTCACACTCAAACTCTTGCGAAAATTGTTCTTCACTTGTATTTCTAATTGTATCTTCTTTCCACTTTTGATCTCTACCCGGAACCTCTGACCAATGAACCTCTATTGGTATATAATCATTTTTCTTGTTAATTGCATCTGTCCATATCTTATAAAACTGATTCATACCGTGAGGTGTAGATACTATGATTAATTTTGTTTTTGTACCAGAAGATATTGTAGGATAAACTGAACTGAAAAACATTTCAGATATATTCGCTGGTACAAAAGCAAACTCATCTAAAAATATTATATTGTAAGAACCACCTCGAATGGCTGATGATGATGTTGCCGCTGCTACAATAGTTGATTTATTTTCTAATTCTATATTACCTTTATTCCAGTTAATAACACCTTGTTGTAACCATTTAGGTAAGTTCTCATATGCTAATTGTAAACGACCAAGTATATCTCTTGCAGTTGATGATTTGTTTGCTAGTATCGCAATGTTTGAATTAGGATTAAATAAAGCGTAGTGTAAAAGATAAGAAATTGTAGTTGTTGATTTACCTGATTGTCTAGGTAGTTTACAAATTGTAAATCTATTGTTATGTATTGTTTCTACAATTTTCTTTTGAAAGCCATACATCTTAAAAGGTACAAGACCTTCATCAAGTGATACTATACGAACATAGTTTTCCATAAAGTATAATGGGTCACCCATACACTTTTGATATTCTAAAATTTCTTCTTTAGTAAACTCAACAGGTGTATTTACCTTTTTAAGATTTGGATTACCTAGATATGCATCGTTGTTACTCATACACTATTGCCTCTATGTGAGTATAACCTAATTGAACTGCTCTAGTAACTCTTTGACTACCTTTGTGAACACTATATAATTTTTCTGTGTATGGTTTATCACCTACACCTTTTCTTGGTGTCTCACTAATCTTATGTTTAAAAACTTCAACTGGTATATCCATAATATCTTTTATTTTATCTACACCTTGATTCAACTTTACATCATACTTGGTATAATGTTTATTATAAGTTAAATCATTTATCTTTAGTATCTGTTTTCTCGGGTGTAATATTTTTGCCTTCAAAACTTTCATTTTCTTTTTTTCTCTCGCTATTTGTTTCAACAGTTTTTTTATTTAACATCTTTTGTAATTCTGCTGTTGATCCTACAAACAAGGCATTTTTAATATTTGTGTCTGCAGTCTTTGGTAACTCTTTTAAGTCTTTTAGTTTCTTTTGTAAATCTTGTAGTTTATCTACTGTACCAGCGACTTGACCAATTAATTGGCCAGCGACTTCATAAGCTCTAGGGTGTTGTCCTTCTTTAGCAATATCAAGTATACCTTCAATTGCCTCTTGTCCTCTTTCTATAAGATTATAATAATTTTCTCTGCTGTATTTGTAGTCATTATCTACATCAGCTTTCTTATCATCTTCTCTACGAGGTACGGCTGGTTTAAATTCTTGTTTGATGATTTCTTTACTAGGTTCTTTTTTATCAATACCTAATATTTCATTTACTTTATCTTCTAATTTACTCATAACAAAACTATTTAGTAGTTATTAACTACCTTGAATTGATTGTGGACCAACAGGAGCATCCCATTCTTCTGTTGAATTTACATTAGGAACTGCTGGTTCTGGTGTTCCGTTACCTCCAAAAGCAAGACTTGATGATGTTGTTCCTCCGGTTGCAGATCCTCCTCCTCTTCTTCGAGTTGCTAAATCTGAAACCTCAGTCCAAGATGAACCATTCCATTCTTCTGTGTTTCCTACTAGATTAGCGGAAGCTGGTCCTGCGCCACCAAAAACTAAAGCATCTGTTGAAGTTCCTGAACCTTTAAAGTTATATCTTGCCTGGTTTAAATCACTAACCTCAGTCCAACTAGAACCATTCCAAGTTTCAGCAACTGCACTTCCTGGACCACCTGAGCTTGAACCACCTGCTATTATTACTGCTTCTGCATTTATACCACACCCAGCACCTGCATATCTTGGTGTATTCATTTCTGCAGTTTCAGCCCATGAACTACCATTCCATTCCTGTGATGATGGATCATTACCACTACCATAAGAAGGATTAAAACCACCAGTTACTATAGCAGATGTATATGAACCAGCTAAATTTGAATAACCTCTAACTGGTACATCAGCAACTTCAGTCCATGAAGAACCATCCCAAGATTCAACAACACCAACACCATTACCTCCAACGGCAAGTGCTGCAGTTTGTGTTAATCCTGTTCCTGATAAATAAGCTCGACCTGTACTTAATTCAGCGGTTTCACTCCAACTACTTCCATTATAAGTTTCTGTTAAATTTGTTCCACCATCGCCACCAAATGCTAATGCTGCTGTTTGTGTTCCAGCACCACCTAAACCATTTCCTCTAGCAGTACCCATGTTTCCACCAGATGCCCAAGTACCAGCAGTTTTTTGTTTTAGCCTTACTTTTTGAGCTGTTGAATTATACCATATATCACCAAAAGATGCTGGTGATGGATCACTAGAAACTGTTTGTCTTAAATCACCTAATGCTGGATTTACAGCTGTGACATCAGACAAAGAGCTATTCGCTATATTACTAGCTGGTACAGTTCCTGATAAATCTTTCGCATCGTGTTTACCACCTGTCTCTACATTATTCGCAAAATTTTGTTTAATTGTTCCCATATTAAGTTGTTGTTATTGTTTGTACAGCCACAGCTTTTGTAAATTCTATTGAAGTACCACCTATACTTGGAACAGGAGTACCTGACATAATAACAGCATTTCCTCCTGGTGAATTTGTTGAGCTAGTAGTTCCTGGTCTAGCTCCTGGCATGTCACTTGCAACTGTAGCTGTAGTTCCATTATAACTTACAGTTGTTGCCGATGATCCTCCATTAAAAACAGCATCTGTTTGTGATCCAAATGCACCTTGATATGCATCAAATTTAGCTGGCGCTATGTTTATATTTGGACCAGCAGTCCAATTTGTTCCATCATATTCTAATGAGATTGCATTATCTGATACAGATGGTGCAGAGGGTCCAGCGTTTCCTCCACCATTAATAGTTGCTGTTTGAGTTCCTGCTTGACCATTGTAAGCTTGATATTGAGGCATGGAAGTCACAGCTGTCCAACTTGATCCATCATATTCTTCTGCAGCATTATTATGTTCTGCTGGTACCTGTGATGGTGGTTGAAAACCTCCAGTCATTAACCCAGCAGTTTGTGTTCCTGAACACGATCTAATTGCAGCATGAGCAGTGGTTGAAGCACCTCCTGAAGTCCAACTTGTTCCGTCATATTCTTCTGTGTTTTGAATAAAAGGTCCACTAGGTGTTCCTCTTCCTGCTCCACACCACGCTGCCGTTGTAATTCCTGAGCCAGAAGTATTACCTCTTGTTGTACTCATATCATTTCCTTCAGTCCAAGATGACCCATCATAAGTTTCAGTTTGACCTAAAGGTGGACCATTAGGTGGTGCTTCAAAACCACCAAAAATTAAAGCTGAAGTTTGTGAAGCCCCAGCGCTACCAGCTCTTTGTCTTGCTGTATTCATATTTCCACCTGACGCATAAGTACCATCGCCTAAAATATATTGTTTTAAAACTTTAGATGTCGTGTTAAACCATACTTGTCCAGCGTCTGGTGACGGTGGATCGCTTGATACTTGTTTAACACCTTGACCAGTAGATGGTGGAAACGCATTAACATTATTTAATGATGCTGTTGCTATGTTACTAGCAGGTATATCATTAGCTAAACCAGTAGTAGTCAACTTACCTGCCGATGTTATAAAATTCGCTCTATTTTGTTTAATTGTTCCCATTATTATGCCGCCGTTACCGTGTTTGTTGCTGTAGAAGGCACTGTCCATTCTTCTGTTGCTGCTGTATTTGATGAACCACCAAAACCTATTGCTGATGTATTATCACCACCTGATCCACTACCTAATGTAGCCCTACCAGTTGCTAAATTATTTACTTCAGTCCAAGACGAGCCATCCCATTGTTCTGTTCTATTATTTGATCCTGAACTAGCATATATACTTCCACCAAAAACAATTGCAGATGTTTGAGAACCACTTGATCCTACACCCTCTGCAGCTGTATTTGTATCATTAGGTTCAGATAACGCTGTCCAAGATGAGCCATTCCAAGATTCTGTAGTATAAATTGCTCCACCAACATTTGCTTGTGGACCACCATTAAAAGCTAATGCTGCTGTTTGAGTTCCTGCTCCACCTAAAGTTGCTCTAGCTGTATTCATATCTCCAAGTTCTGTCCAACTTGAACCATTCCATGATTCATTAACTGCAACATTTGTAGTTGTATATCCACCATAAACTAACCCTGCTGGAGAAGTTCCAACACTTGTCAAAGATGACCTTCCAGTATTTAAATCTCCTACTTCCGTCCAACTTGTTCCATTAAAAGATTCTACTATTGCTAGACTTGGATCATTTCCTCCTGCACAAATCGCTGCTGTTTGTGTTCCAAAACCAGCCGCACTTCTTCTTCCACTGTTTAGATTATTAACTTCAGTCCATGTAGATCCATTGTATTTTTCTGTTTCAGTTTTTCCAGGATAACCACCACCAAAAGCTAAAGTTGCTGTTTGAGTTCCAGCTCCAGTTGTTTGTTCTCTACCTGTATTCATATTACCACCACTTGCCCAAGAGCCTGCGCCTAGACCTAAGTATTTAAATTTATTTTCTGATGTATTAAACCATACATCACCTGTTGATGCTGGAGATGGATCACTAGCTACCGACACTACTCCAGAACCTGCGGTACCAAAAGTAGTTAGACTGCCAACAGTTGTGTTATTCACATTTGCGTTTGATATTGTGCCATCTAATTTAGTGGCATCAAAGTCACCGCCTGATGTTATGTTATTGGCGTAATTTTGTTTTATAGTGCCCATTAGTTAGAGCTCCTATGTGTTAATCGGTAAAAGTCTAACCGTTAATTCTGCGCTGGCAGCTGGTGCTACTGCGAAAGTAAGCGTTGTTCCTGAAATTGTGTAGTCAGTTGTAGGTGTCATAATAACACCATTGACATCAACAATAACATTACTAACAGCTCTACCAGAGGCTATGGTCAAAGTTCTTGTTGAGCCATCTCCAGTACCTGTTGATTGTGCGTAAGTCAATGTAGTTTGAATACCTGATGACTTTACTTGCGTTACTGCGCTATCTGCGATTGATTTTGTTTTAATTTTACTTAGTGCCATAGTTGTTCTCTTTCTTATATTTATACTATTTATTCATCACTATCGGTTGAAGTATTATACTTTTTACCGTCTTTAAAATTTTGTATTGTTGTTGTAAATCCAAAATCATCATCTGCGTCCGCTGATGTAGGGTTTGGAACCACAATAATTCTTTCTTCTCTCGCTTTATTAGTTGTATCAGTATCTGTGTATATATCTGATTGTGTCTCTTTAATAACTTTTTGAGTTGACGCAGGTCCAAATAAGTATGTCTTAGCAGTAAAACCTAGTGTATATATTACGGCTCTTCTTTGTGAAAAATCGCCACTATAAGTGTCTTCATAATTAACACTATTTAAAACTATTGGTATATCTCTTTTTATATCCAACTCTGGTATTGCGCTTACAGTCACAGTATAATCAGGTTGAAAGAAAGGTAATATTTGTTCTATAATTTGTAGACCTGCTTCAGCACTTGCTGTAAAAGAATATAAGTTGTAAGATATATTGTATGGTACAGGAACATAATTATAGTTTAATACTTTACCCTCTTTACCTGCCTTAACATGCTTGAATTTTTGTACTCTTGTTAATTTTCTACTAGAGTCATATGATATACCTGAAATCTCAAAACTCATACGAGGTAGAGTAATAGAAAACTCTCTATTATCTAAACTAGCTTGTTGATCTAATCTCGCTAAAAATTTTTCTTTTGGAGCATATGCTAATGGCACTCTAATTGATTGAGTAATATTACCAGCACTATCTCGTCTTTTGATTTGTATGTTATTAAAGATTTGACCAAAGCCAATGGTCATTCTTCTCATACTCTCATTGTAAAAATAATTTCCAAACATTAAAAGTCAACCTCTCCAAATGGGTTACGCTCTGTAAAGTCTAATATATCATCTGTTGTAGAAGATGTATCAAAACCAGCTTGTGAATCTAAATCATTATTTTGAGCATAAGCTGATTGAGTTTGTAAGTTATATGTTTCAAGTAATAGATAATTAGTATCGCCGCTTGCGCTATCATTTTCTAATACCAACGATCCAACTTCATTCTCTAAAGTAAATTGGTGAGCTAGTTGATCTAAACTATATTGATCTTCGGCACTATCAATTGTACCAACACCTGTATTTAATTCTTCTGAACTGTATTCCCATCTAGTACATACTAGTTTGTAAACTGGTAATTGACCTAATTGAAAGAATGGCTCTTGGTCTTGTACAAATTGTATTTCAAAAAAACTATTCATTAAAGGCATATAAATTATATCGCCTTCATTTGGTCTACCTTCAGCAACCAAGGTAGCTTTTTCATCTACTGCTTGATTAAATCTTTTCTTAGCGATCATAAAAGTTGTATCTTCTCTGATCTCTAAACCAAATTTATTAATAATCTCTTGTTCGCCAGCAAAACCTTCAGTTGTTTCCATATACGCTTCAAGTAAAAGCGCAGATGAAAATTTAGACAACATATCTTCGCCTAAAATTAAATCTCTATTTACGATTGTTCTTGGTAAGTAATATACATCTTGGCCATAAATCTTTAGGCCTTCTATAATTAAATCTTCGTATAATCTTTTTTCGGCTGTATTACCAATACCGTTACCATCTTGGAAATAGTGATTAACTGGCATGGCATTATCCTATCATTAGTGCTGGGTTTAATTCGTAAGTTGTTCTTAACTCTGTTTCTAATTTTTCAATATCTGATAACGCTTCAGAATAAATTTGTTGACCATTTAAAGTTACTCCACCTATCATAGCAACACCATTAAATTTAGATAAGTTTGCACCCCATTGTTTTTTAAATAATGCAGTAACATATCTTTTCAAAAATATATCATTGTTTACATCTGTAAAAGTTGTAGGGTCTAATTTTCTATAACACTCTATAATTAAATGCTCACCTATTTGTAAATCATTTTTCCAATCCATATCAACATATAATCTATTATCATGTTGATTAAATCTCAATGGTTTTTCACCAACTAATATGTGATCTAAGAAATCTAATTGTCTCATTACTATGTCATAATTAACAACAGATGTAGATGAAAAATCATAAAGGTCATTTAATCTTAATTGGTATCTAACATCAAATAAGTTTAAATTACCTTTATTAGAAAATGGAAACATATTAATAACAGATACAACAGATTCTGGACATATTAAAAAGTTTTGTCCTTCTTTCCAAGTTGTAGATACAGAATTTTTAGTTGCTGTTTCATTTGATCCATCAACTGTCATTCTATCGTAATCAGCTTGTGTATATTGATATTTTAAATATGTTCTTCTAATACCATCATAATGATATTGTGCATAATATTGAAATGCTTCATCTAGTCTATCTTCTAGTTGGTCATTATCAACATTTATATCAATTACAGGTTTCCCTAACGCTCTCAAAGCGTATTCTTTTAATGTTTCTCTACTACTTGGTGTTGCCATAATTCTATTTATATATTATCCTAGTGCCACAGCTTGAGCGATAGCAAACGATTTTGCCGCTTTTGCGTCTAATTGTGTTTGAATAGCACTAGTCACTCCAACCGTATGATTTAATTGTGTTGCTGTCGCTGAGACTACCACATCTTCATTAATTTTTGGACTAGTTAGAGTTTTATTTGTTAGTGTATCAGTTGTCGCTTTACCTATTAAAGTATCAGTTGCCGCAGGCATTGTTAATGTAGTAGAACCATTTGGTTTCAATGAAGCAATGACTGGTGTTGTTAATGTTTTATTTGTAAGTGTGTCTGTAGATGATTCCGTAACAATAGAACCATCTGTTGCGATTGATACTTTATTAGCTGTGACAGTAGTTGTCACACCTGATCCACCTTCAATTATTAATGTCTCACCTAACGCTATTGCGTCTGATGTTGAACTATCGTCTCTAATTGTGATAGTTGAATTAGATAATTTTGCGTTTGTAATACTACCAGCAAGTTTTGATGTTTCAATTGAACCAGCTAACATTGTATTTGTAACACTACCTGTATCACCAGTACCAACTAAAGTACCTGTTGATGTTGGCATACTAATTAAAGCTTCAGTATGATTAATTTTGTTTGACGCAGGAACTGTAGCATAATTACCCATGTAAGCATGAGAAGAACATTGGTAATAAAGAATACTTGGTGTATCTTCATCAACATCAATTTGTGTATATGCACCTGCACTACCAGGTGTACCATTTGTTGTTACGCCAGTTGTATATGCTGTTGTCTTATCAGCATCTAAATAAAATCTTAGTGGGTGTCCACCATTTGATGAATCTGCTTGGTCAAATCTATAATAATAACCAGAATCAGATGTAACATTATCTGCACCATGTAATTGTATTGCAGGTGATTCAACACCATTTAAGAAGTATGCACTTGAACTACCATCACCATTATATGGGTGAGCAGCTGTTTTACTTGCAACGGTTACAGTTATTGTAACTG